TTCCAATATCTCTATTAATGAATATCTGGCAATCATTTCTGATGATTCTCCAGAATTTGATGAAGTAATGGCTGAAAATTATAATTTTAGTTTTATAGACCATTTTACCGATTTTAAAAATTATCTTAAGAAGTCAGATCTTCTTTTCCTTAATAAGAAGTACCAGAATTTGACCGAAGTTATCGGTCTTCTAATAGCATGTAAATAAAAATTATCATGAATTCTAATTTATTCAAGACATTAGATACTTTAACAAAACAATATTTGATTAAAGAAGCTAATGATGAAGACCTTCCTTTTCCTACTGGAGAAGAGGGGGATCAAGGCGATAAAGAAGTAGATGCTGAGGTTGAAATGGATATTAATGAGCCTCAAGCCGATGATCCTACTGAAACTCCGGAAACTGGAGATATTCCTCAAAATGAAGAAGGAGCTTTTATTTCCGATACAAAGCTTGCAATGTTCGCTAATCTTCTTTTAAAAGCTTTCATGGCTCCTCCTTCTACTGATATTCCGGAGAATCTTCAAAATGTAACAGCGCAGAATGCTAGCCAGGTTATCGCATTTATTGAATCTAGGATGAATCTTCAAAAGCCGACTAATAATATTGTTGATGATTTATCAAAAGTTTAAAGGTTATGCAAGAATTTACAAAAATTTTACAAAATATTGAGCTAATTCAGGAAGCTCAAAAAAGAAAAGACCCTATCCTTAATGTAGTAACATTATTCAGTGGAATGGGAGCTCCGGAAATTGCCCTTGATAAATTGGGAGTCAAATACAGGATTGTTCTGGCATCTGATATTGATCCAGAGGCTGAAGCAGTTTATAAGCAACTTCATGGTAAAAAACTTGCTAAAGGAAATGATTCATTTATTCCGAATGTTTATGATGTTTTAGACCAGGTTGAACCTTCAAAGCTTAGCGCAGATGTTTTAATTGCAGGGTTTTCCTGCAATCCATTTTCTTCATCTGGTAAACAATACGGCATTTATTCTCGTCAAGTAAAACCTGAAGGATCCAATAAAAAATTTGTCGTCAATATTAAAAGGCATTTAACTGATATTAATGGAGATACTGCAATCACTATTAATAATGATGAATCTGATCCTTTACCTGAAGGACTTCCCGAAGGAACTAAAGTGACTATTTCTCCAGATTCTGACGGTAAGCTAGCATTTCAAACATTAAAGATTGCCCAAACATTAAAGCCAAAAGTTATTATTCTTGAAAATGTTTCTACTTTTGGACAGGCTGATATTGAAGATGAAGATGAAGTTCCTTCTGAATTTATTACAGAAGAAAAAGAAATTAAAGTAATTCAATCCAGACTGGGACAATCTGGAAAAGTAGATACATCTGAAGGAGGTTATTTGAGACTCCTTGGAAAGATTTTCAATACTATTGGATATAGTTTTTATCCAATGTACCTTGATCCGACTTCTTATACTAATTCCGTAATTCGTCGTCCACGAATTTATATCGTTGGTATTCGAAATGATATTGAAGCAGGAATTAATCCAAATAAATTAGAGGCTTTTGATGATAAGATGGCAACTAATTTTGGATTGAATACCGCTAAATCCGAAAAGGATTATCAAAAACTTTTGGACAAAACTTTGGACTACATTATGAGTTCAAAGTATTCTCATGGTTATATGTCCAAAAATCCTCGAGAACTTGTTAAAGGTTTAGTCTCTAAATTTGGCATTAATAGATTTGCAGAAGCTACTGACTATATCTTTAATAAGCTTGTTAAAAATGGAAGTGTTGATCCCAGAAACCTTCAATTAAATCAATTTCAGTATGATTCTAATGTTATTGATAAAGAATTTAATGATCCTCAGGTTATTAAATTCTTCAAGAAAATCAGAAGCGAACAGCAACCTGTAATTTTGGATGTATCTGAAAAAAGCGATACTGTTGATTATCTTTCTACTGTTTTAGCAGAAGGTATTTCCGGTTATTTTGAAGAATATAGCGGTAAATTTACTATTGATAATCCGCAAGGTGAATTAAATTTAGACTTTGGAACTAAACCCGCAAAACCAAAGGTTAAGAAAAAAAAACCATTGGTTCAGGGTGAATTGGATCTTGACTATGGGGAAGATCCTTTGGGACAAGTAGTTCAAGAAGCTTTAGGAAAATATAATAATCAAAAAGTTGATGAAATTGCTATTAAGAAATTTAAAGAAATCATTGCTAAGAAGTTATTGACCCAATTTCTTTTAAATTCTTATAATAAACGTAATTTAAGTTATATTCCTACAATTCTCAAGAATTCATCTATTCCTATGAAAGTCGGAGGAGTTGGCAATGCAAACTACTTTATTCTTCGTAATAAATCCGGACAGTTTAGCTGGGGATATATTCACCCGGCAATTTTAATGAAGTTAATGGGGA